AGTACTCCCATATGGCACATTTATGGGGAGTGAGCATATTATCCCATTCGCTAATGTTCAAAGCATAAGGTTAGAGCCTCCCGATGAGAATGAAACTCAAGAAACAACAGAAGTTAAACGCAAACCCGGGCGCCCGGTAGGTTCTTAATGGCAAAGCCTAAAGTACACATGATTGTAGGTGTCCCAAGTTCAGGTAAGACTTGGGTCTGTAACCAACTAAAAGAAAAGTTTCATCACATAGCTCACGATGACTTCATCAAAGCTCCAATATCTTACGTCAATGCGATCATCAAAGCAGCGCAGCATGCAACAAAGCCAATCCTAATCGAAGCACCATTTTCAATCTCACAGACTAAAGATCCCTTAGAAAAAGCAGGCATTGAAATCAAGCCTTGGTTTATTATTGAAAAGCCAGAGGTACTTATCGATCGCTATGAAGCTAGAGAAGGCAAACCCATCCCGAATGGTCACTTAACGAGGCAACTAACCTATGAGCAACGGGCCTATGAACAAAACGCATTTAAAGGAACCTCAACGGAAGTCTTAGAGAAACTAAGATCAGAGGAATAGAGTTATGGGACGATTCAAGACCACAGAAGAGAAAGCTGCTAAACGTTTGCTAAAGATAGCTGAGCGTAAGCAGTTACAAATGGAAGCCAGTGAAAAAGCAGAGACCAAGCCCAGAGAAAAGATCATTAGAAGACCTGCTCCCGTACAAGATCCTATGATTGTGAACTTCGGACAAGATACGCTTAGGCAGAAGAAGGGCTAATAATATCGTATGGCTAAGTTTAAAGGCTCTATGAACAAGCCCCGTATGGATGCGATGATGAAAAGCCAAGAGTTAGGGATAGATCCCTTTGAGGTCTTGCTCTTATTTTGTGCGAATAAATGGGAAAAACTTGGCTATGAAAAGCCCACCAAGACAATCTACACAGCTGAGGGCTCAAGCTACGAGGTAGACGTCATAAGCCCAGAGCTTAGAGTCAATGCCGCCAAAGATGCCGCAAGCTATCTGCTCGCTAAACGCAAAGCCGTAGAACACTCCCTGTCAGACATTCCAGATAATGCATTTGATGTAGAAGTTGAAAGACGTGTTCATTTGAAGATCTTAAAGGGTGAGATCAAAGCCAGTGACGTGAGCTGATGATCTTACTGGGGGATAGTTTAGAAGTCCTAAAGACGCTAGAGCCTAACAGCGTTGATGCAGTCGTGACCTCGCCGCCTTATTGGGGGCTGCGTGACTATGGTATGCCCGGGCAAATTGGACTAGAAAAAACGCCAGGCGAATATGTCGCAAAAATGGTTGAAGTGTTTAGAGAGGTTCGGCGTGTTCTCAGCGATAATGGAACGCTTTGGTTAAACTTAGGCGACAGTTATGCACAAGGCGGATCTGGTGGGGCATCCCCAAAATCTACGCTCCAGGGGTACACTGGGCCGCACGTTAAACTTGCTCAAATGCAAGGGCGCTCGATTTCCAGACGCGCACCCGAAGGCTTAAAGCCAAAAGACCTAGTGGGAATACCTTGGCGCGTGGCCTTTGCGCTTCAGGCGGACGGTTGGTATTTGCGCCAGGACATTATTTGGCACAAGCCCAACCCCATGCCCGAGAGCGTGCGCGACCGATGCACTAAGTCGCATGAGTATATTTTTCTTTTAACAAAATCAAAAAGATATTTTTTTAATTCCGAGGCCATCCAAGAGCCGTCAGTCGACAAAAAGGGATGCGGTAACAAGCGAGGCTATGAGGTTCCCGGTCAACGATCGGGAAAGAATTCAAACTTGGGCGGGTCGTTGCATAAAATTCCGGTTCGAGAAAAAAGAAACCGCCGCTCAGTTTGGACCGTTACGACAAAGCCGTTTAAGGGCGCGCATTTCGCAACCTTTCCAATGGATTTAATTGAGCCATGCGTCCTCGCTGGGTCTAGGCTCGGCGGGACAGTTCTTGATCCATTTTTCGGCAGCGGCACCGTTGGTGTTGTGGCAAAAAAACACGGCCGCGAGTTCATCGGCATCGAGATGAACGCTGAGTATGTTGAGATTGCAAAGAAGCGCTGTGAGTGATCTCCTTCTTAGATATCATAAATTAAGGAAGCAGAGGGTTAGCTTTGATGTTTCAAAGATCGCGTTCAAACAACAACAAGACTTCATTGAAGATCCTCAAAGACTCAAGGCCTTATTTTGCACGAGGCGGGCCGCCAAATCTTATACTGGGGGCCTCTATCTTATTAAAGAAGCCCTATCAAACCCCGGTTGCAATTGCCTCTATATCGGTCTTACTCGTCAGAGTGCTCATGGAATTATTTGGAAAGACATCTTAAGAGAGCTAGACCTTAAGTATCATTTAAACATAAAATTCAACGAGACTCTGCTCACGGCTACACTTCCCAATGGCTCAGTTATTTGGGTCACGGGAGCTGACACCGATGAGTCGGAGATGAATAAGCTCTTAGGTCGTAAGTATAAACTGGTGGTGCTAGATGAAGCGTCAATGTTCACAGTCAATATGCATCAACTTGTCTACGGGATACTTAAGCCCGCCTGCGCCGATCAGCGAGGCACAATCTGTGTGTTGGGTACATCCTCTAACATCACGCGAGGGCTATTCTACGATATTACCAATAAAAGGGAAGCCGGATGGGAGCTTCATCAGTGGACCGCCCACGACAATCCACACGTGGCTATTCAATGGGCGGAAGAGCTTGAGGATATTAGAGTTAATCGGCCGTTATTCATGGAAACTGCGCTCTTTAAACAATGGTACTTAAACCAATGGGTCATTGACGAGGATGCAAAAGTCTATAGATATGAGGAGACGAGAAATAAAACCTTTAACTTGCCACGAGAAGTACTTGATTTTCATTATGTCCTTGGCGTTGATCTTGGCCACTCTCCTGATCCTTCAGCCTTCGTAGTATCTTGCTATCACGATCTAGACCCAACTCTTTACTTCATCCATGCAGAGAAGCATCTCTCAATGGATGTTACTGACGTTGCTAATAAGATTAAAGAGCTAGATAGGACCTATAACTTTGATGTGAAAGTTTGTGATAACGCCAATAAGCAAGCAATTGCAGAGATGAACAACAGACATCAAGTCAACGTCATACCAACACCAGATAAGACTCAAAAGGAACAGTTCATTAACCTTATGAACTCGGACTTTATTCAACGAAAAATCATGTTCTTACCTCAAGCCAAAGAGCTAGCTGATGAGATGAAAACGCTAGTCTGGATGACAGATAACGGAGTCCTAAAGATGCCTCGTAAGGAACATCCCTCCCTACCTAATCACTTATGTGATGCAGCACTTTACAACTGGCGCTATTGCTTTAGCTATCTATTTGAAAAGATTAAAGCAGTTCCTAATCGTGATCATCAATCGGTATGGGAAACAGAACACTTATCCAAGCTCATTGAAGCAGAGAAGCGCAAAGCAGACCCATTCTCATTGGATATAGTTCATGAGGATCAAATATTTGATTTTAACGATGACTCAGGTTTAGGCTTTTAGTAAACAAACTAAGTCCACACCATTGACGGTTTACCTGCAAAAAATATGAATAAAAGCCATATTTACAAACGCATAAGGCAGGACTTGGGATGTGCTTAAGGTCTGTTGGTGGTGTGGGCAATTTTGGCCGTGGCGAGGGAGTGACGATGAGAAAACTATTGCGACGAATTAAATGTTTCTTTGGTTGTCATGAATTTTGGAATGTTTATTTGCAACACTGTGATGATCAGGCCAAGCACCATTTTGTGCATTGTCGCTGGTGCTCTCAACTATTTTCGAGTGGCATCTTTGTTGATGGCCCAACGGAGAAAAGATGAGCGACCTCATCAAAGCTTTACGCGCCAAGCTTGAACGAAAGAGCCGACGCGTGAAGCATGCGACTATTTGCGAACGCGGCCAGCTTCGCGATATTCACGAGCGCCTCATCGCGGTGGTGGAAGCTGCAGATAGCATAGGCGAAAGAGTTTTAAGCTGCGGCCATTCAAAGCAATTAGGTGACGCACTCGCCGACCTGCGCGCGGCCGTGCTGCCAATAGCCCACGAGAAGGGCTACTAAATGAGCAACGCACCAACAGTAATAAAATCAGGCCACCTATGTAAGAAGTGCGGCGCATGGATACCGATTGAATCGCATGGGACGCATTGTCCGTTGAGGGTTAAATGAGCAACGCTGAAAAGCCACGAACTTTAAAGATTAAATACGACGCCGTGGTGAAGGAGCGGGATGAGCTAAAGGCCATTGGCTCGCCCGCTTATTATCATGCTGAATGGAAAAAGGCCAAACAAGCCCTGACCGCATACGAAGATCACCATATCGAGTGTCATAAGACATGGGTTAAAGAGCGTGACGCTCTGGTCGCTGATCGAGACGTGTGGCAACAGCAAGCCGCTACGAGCGCTCAAGCCATCACTAAGTTGGGAGCTCAGTTGGCTGAATATCGGGGCGTGGATAAGACCGACCATCGCTATCAACCATGTGTAAATAGAATCGAGCGCCTCGAGCGCGCCCTGGCTTATGCGAAGAAATGTCTAACGCCTGAACAAAAACAGTTTGGCTGTCTTACTGAATTAGAGCGGCTGGAGCGTGGAGAATGAGCACCATTCCCGAACTAGAGAAGGCCAGAACAGACATGATCAATGGCTTTCACATGTTTTCGAAAGTAAATGAACTGGCTTCAGTAAAGAGGCAAGTTGCCTGGGAACAGTACATTCTTCTTAGGGAAGATTTCTTAAGAAAAGACTGTGAATCTAAACGCATCCAATACATACCACTTCATTTGACGCTTAAGGACTACGATCCTTATTCCTAACTAGGTCGCCAAGATTACTTTTATGTGATCGATCTAGATTATCTCTCAAAGCTTTTATCCATACTAAAAAGTAATGGCGTCTCCTCGTTTGAGGAGAACGGTCTTAAGCTTTATCTAGGCATTCCAACGATCTCTGGATCTACAGAAGCCTTCCCTACTCAAGATCACACCGTAAACCTACCAATTAATGAAGCTGAACTTCCTCCAGACCTACGTACAGACAATATCAATTCTATGGACACGCTCATGAACTGGTCAACCGCTCCTCAAGAGGAGCTACCGTTACCAGGGACAGGGGAAGAATGAATAACGAGTTAAAGGAATGGGAACGTGAAGTTTACACAGACGATGAGATCAATAAGCTAGCCGAGTGGTTTCAAGACCTCACAGTCGCCCAGCTAAGCTTTCTAAAAGAATCCTATGCGACGATGCTCCAAGCTCAGGCCCGTGAATGTGGACAAGATTATGTCCATTAAAGGCGCCCGATGACTGAACAAGCAAGGCAAATGGACTATAGGGACTTCGATCCTAAGAACAAACGTAATATGGGTAAGGAAAAAGAACCCAACATTAAGGCCTCTGCTGTCAGATGGTGGTTACAAGACACAGAGCTACTTCCATCCGCTGTAATGACTCAAGCCGCGACCATTATCCAGGCCGATCGGGGAAGGATTGACGCCTATAATACTTATGCGAAGCTTTATGGCACATGGACGCCAACGTTTTGGAATGGTTATCAGCTTAGCAATAGTGGCAAGCCTGTGGCTCCTGTCAGAGATCGTCTTACTTACAATATTGTTCAATCGTGCATTGACACTCTTACGGCAAGAGTTATCCAAAACAAGCCAAAGCCCATGTTCCTCACCCAAAATGGGAACTCAAAGCTTCAAAGAAAAGCTAAAAAGCTAGATTCTTTTTGCTATGGCCTTTTCTATGAGAACAATCTTTATAAACTTGGGGCCAAGGGCTTTAAAGATGGCTGTGTATTTGGAGAAGGGTTCATTCATCCATATTCTGAGGATGGGAGAATCAAGTATGAGAGGGTTTTGCCTTATGAATTACTCGTGGACTACCTTGAGAGCCATTATGGTCCAGAGAGTACGAAGTCTATCTTTCGGATTAAGAACATTGATCGTACTCAGCTCACTGAGGATTACCCTGACATGGCTTCAGATATCGCTAAGATGTCTAACACCTCGACTCTTATCTCAGCTAACAATAGATCAATTAGCGATACGGTTACAGTTATCGAAGCTCACCGACTCCCTGTTGGTTCAAAGCCAGGCCGTCACGTCATTGTTACAGGAAACTCCGTACTCCTTGACGAAGACTACGAAGATGACTTCTTCCCCTATGCTTGCTCAGGATTTAACTCAAGGCTCTACGGCTTTTATAATCAAGGGATGGCTGAACAACTCGTCCCTGCACAAGTGGAAATCAATCGCACCCTTATATCGATACAACGAAGTCTTTATCTCGGCGGAACACATAAGATCTTCGTTAAAGCTGGTTCAAAGGTAATCAAGTCCCACTTCGATAATATGATCGGCACAATCTTAGAATATGCCGGCGACACGATGCCTCAATATGTCACGCCCCAGCTTGTACAGGCTGAAATCTATTCACACTTAGATTCTATGATTCAAAAGGCTTACCAACTCACGGGTGTGAGTCAGATGTCAGCATCAAACCTTAAGCAGCCTGGCATTGACTCAGGAAAAGCGCTTAGGACGATGGACAATATTGAGAATCAACGCTTCTCAACTATCTCACAAAACTATGAACAGTTCTTTGTAGACCTAGCCAGAATCACAATCTCAGTGGCTAAGAAAACCTACGAGGCCCATGGAAACTTTAAAGTCAAAGTCCCTGGCAAGCGCTTCATTGAGACCATTGATTGGAAAGATGTAGACCTAGATAATGATGAATTTAGTTTACAGATCTATCCAGTCTCAAAACTTCCACAAGATCCCGAAGGACGATTAGCTCAGATTCAAGACATGATGGCTGGTGGGCTACTGACTCCGGAGGCTGGCAGACGCCTACTTGATTATCCAGATCTAGAGGCTGAGGAAACGCTCTCAAACGCCACATCAGACTATTTACATAAAATCCTTGATGACATGACTGAAGATGGAAAGTTCACAAGCCCTGAACCGTTTGATGATCTCCAACAAGCTCGTAAGCTTGCACTTGAATATTACGCTCTTGGCAAACTCAATAATATGGATGAGGCCAAGCTAGAACTACTTCGTAACTTCATGACTCAGATCGATGTCCTTACTCAGCCTCCACCGATGCCAGTCCCTGGACTTCCAGCAGTGGGTGGAGCAGGAGCAGCGCCTCAGCCGATAGTTCCACAAGGTAATCCACTTCCAACACCAATGAGTAACCTAATTCAAAATACCAACTCAGGAGTAGCAAGCTAATGTCAGAAGTCGTAAACGCTATCTTAAACGAACCAAGCAAAAGTCCCGTCCCAAACACATCTGTTGACGATAAATCAATGGGTGGGGTGGACACGGATGTTGCCCTGCCCACCTCTAAAGACGATAAGGTCTCATCTAGACTTGAAATGCTAATTAGGAGAGAGCAGCAAGCCATCGCCAGAGAGAGAATTGCTAAAGCCCAAGAACAGGAGTCTCTTCGTGTTCGCTCGGAGCTTGACGCCGATCGTGAGCGGATAAAGAGATTTAATTCGATTAAGACAAATCCAAAGCTAGCGCTTGAAGAACTAGGTCTCACTTACGATGAAATCACTAAAGCAATGCTCTCAGATGGTGAATTACCCCCTGAAGTAGGGATGAAGAAGCTTCAAAGTGAGATCGATGGGCTTAAGCAAGAGCGGGAAACTGATAAACAAAAACAACAAGAGCAAGCAAAGCTTATGGCCCAGGCTCAAGAGGTCCAGGCAGTCGATAATTTCAAAGGCGAAATTTCTACTTACGTCTCTGACAATGCCAATCGGTATGAATTAATTAACTTCGATAGTCGCCAAGATGAGGTTTATGAGCTTATTGATGCGCATTATACCAAGACCCAGCTCGTTCACGCTAAAGAATTAGAGCTTGAGGGTAAGGATCCAAGTGGTGCTATTGGTAAGGTCATGAAAATCGCAGAAGCCGCAGACAAGATTGAGGAATATTACGAAAAAAGAGAGCAGGAGAAGAAGAAATTAGCCAAGCTTCAAACGATATGGGGCTCGGTACCTAAAGAATCATTAGCAAAAGCCGTAAGTGAAGCACGTGGACAAGACATTAAGAAGCAGACCGCTCCAAAGACCCTGACAAATACATCAAGCGCGCAAGGATTAAAGCCAAACAGTACTCGACCCAAAGATGAGGACAAGCGTGTGGCCGATATCATTGCGAAATGGAAAGCATCTCGAGGGGGATAGCTAACCTTTAACAAAGGACGGTTTTCAAATGTCTACTATTGCTTCATTTGTAGGTAGCTACAACGAGGGCCAAGGCACCATTGCCAATGGTCCGTTTACGCCCAACACTTCTGGTGCTCTTGGGATGCAAGAGATCTCTGGGATCTTAAAGCAGATCTATGATGGTCAAAAGCTTGCAGTTTTATATTACAAAAATAACCCGCTTCTGGCTCAGATCAAAAAGAAAACAGACTTCTATGGTGAGGTTTATCCTCTGCCTACGATTGTCGAAGCTCCGACTGGTATTTCTAACTTGTTTGCCAACGCACAACTTCCTAACCAACTCATCAATGGCGGCTCTGGAACTGCGGGTAACCAAGGCCCTGCTAAGTTTGTTAAGTTCATGCTCACCCGAGCGAGTGTTTATGGTGTTCATATCATTGACCGCCAAGCGATGCTGTCGGCGACAAATAACATCGGTTCTTTCGTGAATGGCCAAATGGCTACGATGGATGCGACGATCCAAGGGGTAAGTAATCTTATCTCGACTCAGCTCTATAGATCTGGCTCGGGTTCAATTGGTCAGATTCTAAGTGTTGGCTCTGGTACAACGAATGGCTTAGTGACTCTTGTCAACCCGACCGACATTCGTTACTTCACAGCCGGCCAAATTGTTTATGCAACATCGGTTGACCCGATTCAAGGTTCTAGCCCGACCCAAAGAGCTGGTATCGGCTTTATTCAGAGCCTTAATCGGAGTAAAGGTCAGTTTAATGTGGGCGACGCGACGGCCGCGACTCCTGGCACTACGCTCCAAAGTCCTACCGCTTGGACCAATGGCGATTATCTGCAGATTTCTGGAACTACGCCCCTTGCAGGCGCTACGGTCAATGGTGGTCTGATTCCTGTAGCACTGACTGGTATCGCTGCATGGATCGGTAACTCGCAAAATATCTCGTCTAGTGACGTATTCTTCGGTGTGAATCGAAGCTACGACACTTGGCGCTTAGGTGGAGGCTTCTATGACGGTTCGCAAAACGGTCAGAGCGTTGAAGAGGCACTTTATGACGGCTCGACTCAGCTCTTTATGGAGGGTGGCTATCCGAACATGTGTTTCGTAGGTCCTAACGCCTATGCAGCACTTCAGAAGTCCATGGCAGCTAGAAACATCTTTGAGACCGAGATGCCTGGCCCTACTGGTGAGAATGGCGACGCAATGCTCTACTTTAAGGGCATTCAGATCCAAGGTGCAGGAAGTAACTTCACAGTCGTAGCTGATCGAAGCTGCCCACCCTTTACTGCATATCTCATGACTATGGAAGATTGGGGCCTTTATTCTCTTAAAGAGATGCCTCATGTGGTTGATGACGATGGGAACTCTTTCCTCCGTCAGACTTCTGCCGATGCGTTTGAGTTTAGGCTCGCAGGTTACGGCCAAGTGGGATGCGCAGCTCCCGGTCACTCCATGTACTTAAAACTAAGCGTTTAGTTATTCATTAACTGGTCTGAGGGTGGATGCTCTGCCCTCAGTCACTTCACTCGGGGGGGCTACGCAGTGAAGTCAAATCCGCCCTTACCAAAAGGAAATAACTAAATGGCAAATCGTTACACTACGCCGATTATGTTCGCCTTCGACAAGGATATGACCTTTGTCACTCTGCGCGCTGTCTTTGGTGCAAGTGGCACAGTCGTAGTTGATGCGATCAATTCTAAGGGCATTTCTTATATGGCCCCTGATCAAGTCTCTTTTAACACGAACACCGTGGCTTCGAGTGCTACGACAAGTTCAGTGACTTCGTTCTCTGGATTATTTAATGGGATGACCGTGACAGGGCTTACCTCGACTATCGGTGCAAATATCACGATATCGAGCATGACAGCAGGTACAGGCGCCATCGTTCTCTCGAGCGGAACAAACGTAACTACTCAGCAGGCTAATAATCTTATTGCAACAGGTGGAAGATACCGCGTGCAGTTTGGATTAACTGTCGGCAATCGTTTTGACACTTATAATGCCCTTACTCATTTCTCTTATGATTTTAGAGAGGTTACGGGATCGGCTTCTGGATCGTCTGCAAGCTTGCAGCTTTATCCAGTCGCTGAAGAGGGATTTATTGTTCAAAACAATGTCGGAGTGAGGACTATCCCAAGCACTACGACTAGTGGTTCGACTGATGCAAGTATTGCAGTCCAGTTTGGTTATTATGGTGCGAGTGGAAATAGTTTTACGGCCGTTGTTCCACAGCCTGGTGAAGTTGTTCACATGTACTTTGTTTTTAGAAATTCGACAGCAATTTAAACGGAGGGTAGTAAAATTATTATCCAAGGTAATAAAAAGCGCATGCCTTCGATTATTTCGATCTTAGGCGAAGATAAGGGTGGGGAGAAAGAAGGCTCCTCGCCTGATGGTGAATTAGAATCTGTGGCCAAAGAACTAATCGATGCTGTGAAGAGTGAAGATGTGGCTGGAGTAGTGAGTGCTTTAAAGGCTTGTTATGCTTGTATGGAGTCTAGTGAACCAACAGAGGAGTAAGAGTGTCTATTTCAGATTATGCATCTCTTGGCTCTATTCGTTGGCAAGTTAGACAACAGGCCGACCTCGAGAATAATCAGTTCATATCTGACGCGGAGATGAATCAATATATTTCACAGAGCTATAAGCGTCTCTACAATATGCTTGTGGCCGCTTACGATAACAATTACAACGTCGCCCCTCTGTTTCAGTTTACATTAACGAACGCTCAGTACTATCCGCTACCAAACGGTAACCTTGCCTCTATAGGGACCACAAGCTTTGCGCCGGCGCTCTTTAAGTTATTGAGAGTAGATCTCCAGTGTTCAGCAAGTCCTACAGGCTTTGTTACGCTTAGACGCTATAATGAGATTGAGACCAATAAATATGCTTGGCCGAATAGTGCGATCAACACCAATGGGATTACAAATTTCAAGTACAAGATTCAAGGGACTAACATCAAGTTTATCCCAGTGCCAATGTCTGGTCAGCTTGTACAACTAGAGTATATTCCAAAGCCAACGCAGCTTCAGTACATCAACACGTGCGCCACAGTTGGCTCAATGAGCTTATCAATGGGTGATGTAACAGACTTGTCTGCTGGCATGAGCGTTGATGGGCCTAGCGGCTCGACTGTGATCGCACCCAACACAACGATCGTCTCAGTCCAAGCCTCGCCAATTAACCAAGTACTTTTATCTAATGCCACCTTATCCGCAAGTCCCGTGCAGACCGTAGCATTTTGGATAGACTCAACGATAATCGATGGCATCAGTGGGTGGGAGCAGTTCATAGTTCTAGACGCTGCGATCAAGGCTTCAATCAAACAAGAGGAAAACGTTCAAGAGCTTATTGGAGAGCGGGCGCTAATTATTGAAGAAATCCAGGGCATGGCTGAAGGCCGAGATATGGGCCAAGCCTTCCATGTGAGTGATGTACTAGGTATGAATACTTACGGAATGGATAGTGGCTTTGGTGGAGAAGATAATTGGTGAGATCATAAATGGCACAACTCCCACTTCCTGGCAACACGGCTGATGTTTTGGTCAAGCTTCCACTTTGGAAAGGATTACTTGACCCTGTTCTTGCTAATCAACTCATAAATGGAAATTTGATTACCAATCAATCGTTAGTTACTGGTGTTAATATCATTAACCATCTTCTCGGACGCCAACAAGTAGGCTGGATGATTATCGATCAAAACTCAAGTGCCGCTATTTATAGATCTCAGCCTTTTAATAAGCTAACTTTAACTCTCACATCAAGTGCCCCTTCAGTGGTCAATGTGTGGTGTTTTTAAATGGCCTTGAGTAAGACCACAGTTAGCTTTGGTTTCGGTAAGGGAATTGCATTGAAGGATGCAGAATATCTTGTCCCTATGGGGAAGTTCTTATCTTTACAAAACTGCGTCTTTGATACGCTTGCACAATTAAAAAAAAGAAATGGCTTTGGAATTCTTACTTCAACCGTTGGAAGTATTTCTTATCTAACGACATTTAAAAATAATCTAATAGGCCTTGGATCATCTATTCAAAGCTACTCAGGAACGCTTAATCAGTTTGTCGATAAGGGAACGTTTCCACAGATTCAGCTTACAACAGTTCCGCTTTCTAATGTGCAGTTTGGACAGACCTATGCAGACCTAGCGATCTCAAACAATGGCCTTATGTGCGCCGTCACTGTTCAGCCCGTCCAGCCCGCACCGATATCAACGACTTTTACGTGGACAGTTTACGAACAAGCGACTGGACAAATCATATCAGGCCCTACGCAGATAGTTTCAAGTGGTGGGACGGAGAGGCTTCCGCCAAAGGTCTTTGCAGTAGGCTCACAGTTTGTGGTTCTTTATGACGCCATGACGGGCGCGGTGTCCTCTGCTGCATGGTTACAGTATGTCACGATCCCAACAAGCTCTCCCTTTACTGTAAGTTCGGTCACTCAAATATCATCGAGTTGTTACACATCGGGAAGAGGATGGTTTGACTGTGCGGTAGCCTCAACATCGGGCCTTTATGTCTCTTGGCTTGGAAATCTTGCAGCAGCAGATAGGTTTAACGTTTTAGTAAACCCAATAACTAAGACTCAAGGGACTATTAACCGATTCGCTTCTGTTGGAAATGATGGAGACATTGTCTCAGTTACCCAAGACTCAACAACCACACCCTTTACAGAGTGGACAGCGTTTGCCTCGAGTAATCAAGGGCCTGGGTCTCGGGGTACCATCACCTATTTTGCCACCACTCCAAGTGGATCAGGTATTATCAATTCTAATCCAACTACGGGTTCTGGGTCTATTGTCATTAGCTCAAGTTCCTTTGCCGTCAACAATGTGGTCATGACTGCGCAAAACGGGTCAATGACGGCTTACGTAGAAGTGCAAAACTCGTATTCTTACGACGACTCTAAAAAAGACAATCTCATTTATAAACAGCAAATGGGAACGACTGGAAGCGTAACGTCTGCTCTTCAATTTGTTAGAGGTGCAGGTCTTGCAAGCAAGGGCTTTATCATCAATTCGACAAGTCACGTGATGATGACCTATTTATCTGCATATCAAACAACATACTTTCTGATGAACAAAAACGCTCAAGTTGAGGTAAAGCTTGCCTATGGTAACGGCAATAATAACGGCTACTTCACAAATGGCTTATCTAACATCAATGTCGTTGGAAGCGCTGCTTATGTTCCCTATCTATTTCAAACCACAATCCAGCCGGTGGGCACAGGGACCAATGTTGGTTCGCAAAGTATTGGCGTCTATGGCCCTCTCGGTGTTGGGATGGCTGAGTTTAATTTTGGCATGGCACAGCCGCCGCCAAAAGAGATTGGTCAGAATCTTATCTTAGGTGGTGGATTTTTAGGAGCTTATGATGGCAAGCAATTCACAGAGAATAATTTCTTTTTAGGTCCAGACAATATCTCAGTCGTTGGCTCTAGCTCGCTAGGTTCTCTTGTACCACAAACGTATTCTTATCAAGCGATTTACAACTGGGTGGATAATAAGGGCAATAACTTTAACTCACTAACGAGTGTGCCGATATCAATCACCGTATCCTCTGGCACGTCTCTTATCTTGGTTAAGATCCCAACGCTTAGAATCTCTTATAAGAACTATCCTTATGGTGGCATTAATACGCCTATACAGATAAAGCTTTTTAGATGGTCAACAGCACAGCCGCTTTATTATCTGACACAAAACTTTATTCAAGATGGGACGGTATCTAGCTCTGACTTTGCAAGCTTCATCGATACGAGATCTGATTCTCAAATCATTGGTGGAGAAATACTCTACACAAACGGCGGAATTGTAGACGATATCAATGGACCAGCAACGAAGGCTATGACCACCTTTGATTCCAGGCTCTGGGCAATTGATGGTGGCGATCAGAATCTACTTTGGTTCTCTAAGCAAGTGATCGAGAACACTCCTGTGGAGATGTCCGACTTTTTGACCTTTTACGTAGCTCCAAACGTAGGCGCTGAAGGTCCTACTGGCATAATGAATTGTCTAGCTCCAATGGATGATAAGCTTATTATTTTTAAAGATTCTGCCCTTTACTATATAAATGGTAGAGGGCCTGACAATACAGGCGCACAAAATCAGTATAGCGATCCGATCTTCATTACAAGCGCTGTGGGCTGTGCGAACCAAAATTCGATCGTGCTTATTCCTAACGGCTTGATGTTTCAATCAAGCAAAGGCATTTGGCTATTAGGCAGAGATCTCTCAACACAGTATATCGGGAAAGACGTTGAGACTTTAGTAAACACCAACACCGTGCTCTCAGTCCTTACGGTCCCAAATACAAATCAGGTAAGGATTACTCTCAATACAGGTGTAGTGCTTCTTTACGACTACTTCGTCGGTGAGTGGGGCACGTTTAACGGAATACCTGGAATATCCAGCACGCTTTACAATGGTCTACATACTTACGTAAATTCGTCCAGCTCCATTAGACAAGAGACTCCTGGTCTTTACAGTGACGGAACAAATCCTGTTCTCATGTCGTTTACTACGGGATGGATAGGTCTTTCAGGACTTCAAGGATATCAGCGAGCATATAAATTTTATTTGCTTGGCACTTACTATACTCCACACAATTTCACTCTTGGAATAGGCTATGATTATAATAGCCAGATCACACAGACGATAACGGTAAATCCTACCAACACGGTTGGTTCAGGATCTCAGGTCGAACAAGGGCAACTCAATTTTATTAATCAGTCTTGTCAAAGTTTTCAATTAACGTTTAATGAAGTGGCAAGTCAGAGTGCTGGCCAGGGACTTACGATCTCAGGCCTTGATCTTGTTTATGGTCAGATCAAAGGCTACCCAAGAAACACCAATCCAAAGAACCAGACGAGTTAGAGGAGATATAATGGCTGATACTCACACAGTTATGCCTAAGAAGTTAGCGCAAGCCCTTATGGAAGCCGGCATGAAGCATTTTGATGTTGGTGGTGATGCTGGCAACGGCGTTAGTGGGGCATGGAATGCCGTAAGCACACAAGGTGTTGGGGATATGAGTTTCGGCCAAGAAAGCCTCGATCCTTCTGTATGGATGACATCTAAAAATCGATATGAAGCTATAGATCCTGATATTACTCGACAAAATTTTGGGCCTCAGATTGGCAGGACTCAGGCTGAATCTACCGGCACATACCAAAATCAATCGAACTTAGCGAATCAATTGCTCGCCCAATCTCGTGGTCAAGGACCAAATCCAGCCCTTGCGCAATTAAACCAAACGACGGCTCAGAACGTACAAAACCAAGGAGCGCTGATGGCTTCACAGCGTGGAGCAAGTTCGAATCCTGCACTCATCGCTAGACAGGCTGCCATGCAAGGAGCTCAGACCCAGCAACAAGCAGCAGGACAGGCCGCAACGATGGGAGCTCAACAGCAGCTTGCTGCTCAACAACAACTTGCCGGTGTTTATGGTCAACAGGGGAATCAAGCGATCCAAGAGCAATCTGTTCTTCAGGGTGGTCAGGCCGCACAAAATTCAGCGATTACGACTGGAAAGCTTGGCGCAGCCCAAATCAATGCGGGGATTGCAGCTGAAAATGCCAATGCTATAAATTCGACAAGAGGCGGTATGATAAACGCTGTCGGCGGCGGCGGTGCTTCAATGCTGAGCCATGGTGGTTACGTAAGAAAAATGGCCGATGGTGGAATTGCTAATTATGCAACGCCCATGGATCCTCATATTTCGCTTGATCAATATGCCCCGACCCAAGCCCAACAACAAACAGCCCAATCTGGTGGCAAAACAGGCCAAACAATTGGCAAGTACTTAAAGGGCCAAAAAGACAAAGTTCCTAGTGCCGTTCCCTCAAGCGCAATGGCTGGCGGGCCTGGTGATGCAGGAATGCTAGATTCAGGCCTTCAATACGCTGCCGATGGTGGAGAGATTGAAGATCAAGGTCTCGATGCTGGGACATTTAAGGGCTCAGATCCCGAAAAAGACTCAATAGGACTAGACAATTTCGGCACCACGGGTGGTGGTGGGTCTGGGGCGGCGCCAAATTATGGCGGCACTGGCGCATGGGCTCCGGCAAAGAGTGGTGGTGGCGGCGGCGGTGGTGGAATGATGGGTGGGCTTATGGCACTGCTCGCCCATGGTGGACAGATTCATTTTGATAAAGGACTTCTGAGTGGCGGTTCTGTCCCTGGAAAAGCCAGCGTTAAGGGTGATAGTGAGAAGAACGATCATGAACCGACCTTATTAAGTCCAGGAGAAATTGTTCTTCCGCGCAGCGTTACAATGTCAAAGAACGCACCACAAAAAGCAAAAGAATTTGTCGCTCATCTTCAAGCCAAGAAAAAAGGCTCTGGTGGTTACGGGGACGTGGTCGCCGCTAGAAAAATGTCAAAAGGTGGGCGGGCAGGATGCTAAATATGTTTCCACTGCTTCCTTCTCGTAATTTCGCTTATATGGCTTTGTTGAGAATTAAACATTTTTGCCAATTCTTTCTGCGTCTTTCCGGTGGCGTAAAGGGCCCTAATCTCTTTAATATTTTCCTCTGTAAACTTGGCTGTTCCTCTGCATTTTTTGATCATGTCGATGGCATTATCACGCTGAGTCCCAAGAAAAAGGTGCTCAGGTCTTACGCATCCAGGATTGTCGCATTTGTGAAGTACGCCAAGGCCTTTTGGAATTTCTCCGAAGTGAATTTCCCAAGAAATTCTATGTGCGGTTTTCATCTTATCTCTCAGTCTGAACCATCCATAGCCTTGAGGCTGGCGAGATGCGCCCCATTCATAACAGCTGTGGAAGGGAATAAAGATTACCTTATTCCAGAATCTCTTTTGAACTTTTTCGGAGTGAATCATGGAAAGTAAATTACCTAAGCATTATTCCCTTATCAAGGAACATCCGGATCATTTTATGGTGCATGACAAAAGAGATGGCACCGCTTTCCCTATCGCTAAGAAGTCTCTCCATCCAGCGACTCAGATGCATATTCTTCGTATGCAGAAGTTTGATGATGGCGGATCTGTTCAAGGATCTGATATGCCCTCGACTGCAGACTTTGATGCTCAAGCACTTCAAGACTATGACAAAGGCATGAACCCGCCCGATGTCTCTCCAAGTGCTGGACCATCACCTGATCAAATGGCAGCCCGTGGTGACTTCTCAGGAGCTCCACAGCCGGAAGCCCCGCCTCCTATGATGGAAGATCAGGGTCAGCCTAATGCGCCTCAGCCAATGGCTCCAGGGCCTCAAGGATCTCCTACATATCCACCACCGATTGATGTGAATGCAGTGCCAAAAGGTGCGCCAACACTTCAGACATTAAACAATGCTAGGGGACAAGAGACTCAAGGTATTAATATGCAGGCTCAAGGACAAGTTGAGCAAAACAAAGCCTTAGCTAAGGTCCAGGAGACGCATTTAAAAATAGAGCAAGCTTCAGTTCAAAAATATCAAGCCAATATGAATCGTTATATGGCTCAAAACGATAAGCTTATGCGTGATGTAGCCAATGAGAAAATCAATCCTGATAAATATTGGGAGAATCATTCGAAATGGGGTTCGGCCATTGCTGTGGTTTT